TTGCTTACCGATACCAAACTGAAAAACCTCAAGCCGCAGGAAAAACTGTATAAGGTTTCCGACCGTGACGGGCTGTATGTCGCCGTGCTCACGTCAGGCTCTGTCTCGTTCCGATACGACTACCGCATCAACGGCCGACGGGAAACTCTGGTGATAGGCCAGTACGGTCGTGACGGTATCAGCCTGGCGGAAGCGCGCGAGGAACTCATTGCCGCCAAAAAGCTGCTGAAGTCAGGTCAGTCGCCTGCTGCGGCGAAACGTGACGGTATAAGGCAGATCGCCGGCGCCGAAACATTCGCGGTATATACCGACACCTACATGAAACACGTCACCCTGGCCGACAGCACCCGCGCCATGAAGCAGGCAGTGATCGACAGGGATATCCTTCCCGCCCTCGGCAACAAGATGATGACTGAGATAACCACCAGGATGGTGCGCGACCTTTGCGATCGTATCGTCGAGCGTGGCGGCCGGGCGACGGCGATTCAGGTTAGGGAGATAATCAGCAGCGTCTACAGGTACGCCAACGACCGCGGGCATGGTCTGTTCAATCCTGCTGCCGACATTAAGCCATCATCGATCGCCATGTTTAAGCCGCGCGAGCGCACACTGTCGCCTGAGGAAATTGGCATATTCTTCCGTGCGCTGGATGACGTCGGTGCGATGGGCACCATGAAGATGGCGCTGAAGCTGGTACTGCTGACGCTGGTTCGCAAAAGCGAATTTACATACGCGACGTGGGCAGAGATCGATTTCAGGAACTGGACATGGACGATCCCCGCTGACCGAATGAAGGCCAGGCGCGCACATGTTATTTACCTTCCGAAGCAGGCGCAGGATCTGCTGGTGGGATTGCAGATGTGTGCTGGTGGAAGTGAATACCTGGTGCCAGGGCGCTACAACTTCCGCAAGCCATTATCAAATGCCGCGCTGAACTCGCTGATAGACCGGACCGTTGAGGCCATAAACAAGGATGGCGAGAAGATACAGGATTTCACCGTACATGACTTGCGCCGCACTGCCAGCACGCTGCTGCACGAAGCGGATTACCCTTCAGACTGGATCGAGAAGGCACAGGCACATGAGCAGAAAGGCGTGCGCGCTGTGTACAACAAAGCGGAGTATGCCCGGCAGCGCGCCTATATGTTGCAGCAGTGGGCGGAAATGGTTGATGCCTGGATTAACGGGGAGCACACCGATCTGGTGCCGTTCTCCCCGTCGAAGTTTGAGAGGTGGATGGAAGGAAAGGATTAAGCGGCTATTCAATCTTAACGCCCGGGATGTCACCTGCAGCTATAGCGTCGTAAATTGCCGCAGCTGTGTTGCTGGCATCCCTTACCAATAAGCAAGTTGCATCGATGGCGCTTATCGCTGCATCGCGCTTCTCATCTTCTTCTGAGCGGGTAGGGCGGAATTCGTAACCATCACCACTAAGAGTGGTAGCGGCCTGACCGGCTGCCCCGCCAGCCCACCCGAAGGCAACCCCACCATCAACACTGACACAGCGGAAGTGAAACCACTTAGATTTATCCGTGTGCCGATATCGCGCTTCGCACTCAAAACCAGCTGGAGGCAACCCCTCACCATCCCATTCTGTAATATCTTTCATGCTGCACGCTCCCGTCCCTGTTGGTCTGTTGGTGAAAGCGGTGCATTTCCGAATGCCCGTGTCAAACCGGCGATATCCAGCGCGTAGCCAGGGTGCAGTTGCACCGCCGGGCCTTCGCACTGGTTTCCCCAAACGTCGAAGCCATGCGATGACTGGCGGGCGAAAAGCTCAATGCGCGGCACATCGCCCAGCAACTGCACCAGCTTTTCCCGGATTACGTCCGGCTTACGAGAGTTCTCCAGGCGTGGCGCCGTGACGTGCTGGCAGATTGAGGCGTCCATACGCGCCGGGAGTTTTCCGCGCACCGCGAAAAGGCAGTCTTCACTGTTCGCCCGGGTCATGTGGCCCATGCCGATCGCGCTGTTGCCTTTGTGCTTGTTCGTCTTGTGCCAGGTGAATCCCTTCATGGTCATCAGTTTGAAACCCCACGCTTCGACAACCTTCAGCGCTTCAACCGGCTGCGTCGGCACCCACCACATCGCCAGCAGGCAATCTTCGGCGGCCAGGTCCCACACCGGCAGGCGGCAGATATCCAGCACGTTCATGACCGGGTATTTGAACCCGGCGCCGCGGTTGCCGTCTGCTGCTTTGTCACGGTAGACCCAAGGCGGATCAGCGTAGATAAGAGTGTATTTCCCGGTCATGCTGCACCGCCTTCCGACTTCTCAGCTTCTACAGCAAGAGACTCCAGCTTATCCATAAACATTGCCGACAGCATTGCATACTCCGCGTCTGTGGCTGCTGGCATTGGAACAAATCGGATGCCGAACGAGGCGAGCATATTTGCAGCCTCGAGGCACTTTCTTAAATCTGCTGGTGCTGCTTTGTTCATGCTGCCACCTTCTTACTGTTCATCAGCTCAGCCAGGCGCTGAGCCTTCAATGGGTTTCTGATAACGTCGCCGCTTGGTGCTAACCATCCGCGGCGAATGATGGAATAGGGCAGCGTGACACTGCCCACGGTGATCCCGTCGTGCGGATTAGTCATACACAACCCCGCGACATCCGATCCCGCTGTAGTCCAGGTGCGGGGTGCGGTTACCTTTGGTGATGCATTGCTGGCGGCGCACCGCGATTCGGGCGCGCTCCACTTCACCCACCGCAGCGTCCAGACACTGGAGCCACAGGCGGGCCGCAATGCGGTAATGACCCAGGCGCTCGCGTGCAATTGCCCGGCTTTCGATCTCCATAGCCTCAGGCGTTACTGCCACCACTCTTTCAACACGGCGCTGCGACACGTAGTCTTCGTGATAGCGCTCAAGCTTCGTCTTTTTCATTTGATCCAGACCTCTCAACTGATTACCGCCGCCAGCCACATCAGGTAGGCGACCACGGCCAGATACAGGTACACATCTGACCATCTGCCGATATGCTTCTTCAGCGCCGTCATGCTGCTGCACTCACGGCAGCACCCTTCACAGGCCGATACTTCCGCAGCTCAACCGGTGGCTTTTTTCCCTGGAATTCGTCCGGGCTGTTCTTCCTGCGATCGTCAAGCCACTTCTCCACTTCTTCCTGGGTCCATGCAACTTTCCCATCGGTGATGTACCAGCGTTTCGGGAATTCGCCATCACGCTCCAGTCGGTCAATCGTGCTCCATGACAGTGGCACCACCTCAAGGAGTTTTTTCTTACTCAATGCACCTTTCATAACTATCTCTCCTGGTTGCAGGTGTGGCGCCGTGGCGCCACGGTGGTGTTATTCGAATTCAGGACGCATATCGTTAAGCGTCGTCATGAATCCCTGGTGGTATTCTTCACCGAGCTTTTCAGCCATGGCGTTGATCTCATCTTCGGCACGCTTAAACATCGCCTTGGCATCTGCTGCGGATGAATCGAGGCTGTTCAGAATTGCGCTGACGTATTCCCGCGCCTCTTCGCGATCAGAGTCAGAAACCACCGTCAGGCTCTGCTGCTCATCATCAACAACGGAATACTCGCCGGTGATAACTGCTGCGTTATCCTGGCTCAGGCCAGCTTCCGCGCGTTCATCCATCACAACAGCTTTTTGCAGTTCGATAGAGACAGGCAGGTATTTGAACAGGCGGCGGATCACCGTCTTTTTCGCCATTTCGTCGAAGTGTTCAACCCACGGACCGCTGCTGCCGGCTTTACTCAAAGCACGTACTTTTTCAACGTCTGCCCGGCTCATAACTTCAAACTGGACGCCGCCATCTTTCAGGCGGGCTACGGCGTAAACATGGGTCAGTTCGCCGCGGTCACCGGTTTCGCAAGGTGAGTGCTCAAGCGTTTCTTCCAGGCCGTATGAGTAGCTGAATTTGTCGTTTACATGGACGGTGCGCGCTGAGATGCTCAGGATCTGCCCGGAGCGGCGGGCAAGGTCAATCATCCCGCGATAGCCGATAATCAGTTGCGCTTCTGTCGATACCGTTTCCCAGCGACCATTAACTTTCTGGCGCTTGTCGAACGGAATCAGGTACGCGTGGCCAAGTGCTCCGCCCGGTTCCAGCCCGAGTTGAGCGCACTGCATAATTGCACCGAGGAAACTGGCCTGGTCGCATGCTGCCAGTTTTGGAACTTTGCGGATCTCGGTGGTGGCGATGCGCGCCAGGCGGTCAGCTGTCATGTGCTTTGGAAGAGCCAGCGCCATCTGAGCCTTAATTTTTGGATCCGCGAGAAGCCCTGCCAGGGTGGTAGGTTTCTCGTTATGCTGTGCAACCTGGTTTCCGGTCGCTGCTGCCTTAAGTGCGTTGGTAGACATTTTTTCTCCTTACTTCATTCTGAAAACGCGTGATGTCGTTGCTGTTTTGAATTTTTCGTACAGGTCAGGGTGCTCAACCTGGAATAATTTCTGATCGAACCGGTTGCTTACCTGAGATTTCCATGTGCAAATCGGCTTCCCGTCCAGCGTCAGAATTGAGTGCTCCTGCATGTACAACTTCAGCTTCTCTTCCGATACGGCGATTTCTGTTTCCAGCGACTTGCAACGTGATTTCATGTCGCGCAGGTCGTTGAACAGCGCAAGGGCCTTACCGTCTGCCTCAATGCTTGAACCAGCATCCTTTTCAAACATCAGAGAAATATCGCTGACTGTTGTCGCCTCAGGCGGGTTCAGGTTTATCACCCGGTCCCAGAAGGCGACCTCTTTCTCCAGGATGGCCTGAATGGTTTCCTCATCACGCTCAACCCGATAGATACGGAAATCGTCACCGCCGATCAGGACGCCGAATACGCATACCTGCTTCCCTGTTACCATCAGCCCATGCATGGCCTGCGCTGTGTAATGCACAGGGATCGCATCTGTCTGAACTTCTCCCCATTCCTTAGCTTTGAATGGGCTAACCGTTTTGATCTCGATGTTCTCGCCGGTAGCTGCTTCTGCATCGATCTCTGCTGCGATAAAGCCGTAATCGTGATGGATATACCGGTTACCGCGATGGATAATTTCGAGTCCTGTCTCCTCAGAAAGCAGGTCAATTACGTATGGCTCCATACGCTGGCCACGCGTGAAAACTTTTTGCTTCGAAGGATCTACTGGCTTGATACGTGGCTGAACCTTGTCAAGATACACTTCAAGCGGAGTGCGCCACGGGCTAATACCGAGAATACCGGCGACATCACTGCCGCCTAGGTATTTGGTCCTGTCCATGCTGCCGGCGTTCTGCATCATGCCGCGTTCCTCTCAGTGTCAAGCTGGTCAGCCAGATCCCACTTCGCGATGATGCTGGTCAGCGCGGCCTGGTACGCCGCGAGAGCTTCTTCAAACTCCGGGCTCATCATCAGTTCTTCCAGGATCTCGGTGCGCACGCCTTTGCGGCCGAGTTCGTAAAACGGCGCCTGAAGCTGGTGGTGCTTAATGGCGTCGATCAGCTCTACCTGGCGCTCGTAGTGCATCTTGCTAAGCTGGTAGTCGCTGTCGATGCTGGTCATGATTTTTTTCAGGTTGTTAATCTGCTGGATGTTCACTTGCTCACCCCCATATCCATTTCAGTTTTTACTGCCATCTTGGTGACAAATGCCCAGTTGATGGCCTCATGCAGAGTGCGGCACTTGGTGCTCATCAGCCCGCACGCCGTAACGCAGTACCAACCGTTGATGATTTTCCACTGCATAATTCGTTACCTCAGTGTTACCGTTGAGGTAATAATTATCCTTATGTGGTTTGAAGTCAATAGGTATGATTATAAAAAATTACCCTTTAGGTAATCTTAGGGGCAATAAAAAAGCCGCTCAATGGCGGCTTAGTATCTGAAATGTATGGGTTTATTCTTGCGTTTTACCGTTCTGAACAATCACGAAATCGACGTAGCTTTCGATCTTGCTTTTCTCGCTCTCAGGTAACAATGCGTAGCGGGCCCGGTCGTAATGGATGGTCTCCGGGTCGCGAGGATGGATGAGCAGCTCATAGCCGCGACGCCCGAACGCGCTGGCGATCGCCTCCAGGGTGGAGATAGAAACGCTGACTTCATTGTTCAGCATGCGCTGGATTGTAGCCTGGGCAACGCCGGACGCTTTCGACACCTTGCCCTGAGATGACAGGTCGCGGTTGTTCTGCATCCACGCTTCAAGGTTATGCGCCGCCAGCTGGCCGATATCGGAAGGGGTGATCTCCTCCTGGGGGATGGCAACAGCAGATAATGAGTGGTCGACGTCCAGCCAGTTCGACGGCTTGTTCGCTGCCTTCTCAATCTTGCGCGCCACCGTGTCGCCAACAACCTTCTGCCCACGGGCCCAGCGGTTCACCAGGTTTGCCTGAGTTCCCAGTTTTTCCGCCAGACGAGTTTGCACCCCGTTGAAGTCACGGTCGATGATATCGTTAATATTCTGCCTGCGGATATCCTGAATACTTTTCATGCTCTGGTGAATCGCCTCATATATGAATTAGTTAGTGGTTCAATTAAAAGCGAATTTACCCTACAGGTAAATGCACCTCACGGGTAACAAACCTTGATTTTTATTACCTTCTGGGTGAATATTTGTTATCTGAAATTAATATCAGGCAATAGCTATGAGCGAGAACGAAAAATTCGACTTCAAAAAACACTGGTTGCAACTCACTCGTGATGAGCGAAATGCCTTTGCTGACGAGGCCGGAACGACCAGTCACTACATCCAGACGCATCTGACAGGGCGGCGGAAAATGCCCGGTAAGACATTGATGAATGGGCTGTTTAAGGCATGCAAACAGCGCGGCTGGGTCAGAACAAAGCCGGAACTGGCTATCTTTTTCTACGAATAAAACCTCCTTCAAACCCCCATCAGGCCGCCTTCTGGCGGTCTTTTCATATCTATTCAGTCCTCTCAGGTAATAATGATCCGAATATGGTTGATCTTTTTTCGGCCATCGCACAAAATTACCGTAATAGTAAACGTCAATGAGGTCGCGTAATGGAGATTATCACTCGTCTGGACGCTGCAAAGGCAGGTCTTAAGCGTTATTACACCGGTAAAAAGTGCAAGCACGGTCATGACAGTGAGCGCTACGTCTACAATGGTCATTGCGTTGAGTGCGCCATCAACTCCAGCCTGCGCCGCCAGGCGGAAATTAAACGGATTATGGATGAAGCTGCGAAAGGCAATGTGCCGGAGGTGATCTGATGGCGCGCATTCGCACAATTAAGCCTGAGTTCTGGACAGACGAAGATATGGCTGAGCTTTCAGAACCGGCATGCCTTTTAGCGATTGGCTTGCTGAATTATGCCGACGATGAAGGGTACTTCAACGCCAACCCTAAACTGATAAAAGCGGCTGTGTTTCCAATCCGTGAACCGTCCGTTCCTATTCAGGTACTGATACAGGAGCTTTCCAACTGTGGTTATTTGTCCATGTTTTCCACCTCAGATGGCAAGCAATTTGGGGCAATTACAAACTTCCTCAAACATCAGGTCGTAAACAAGCCAAAAGAAAGCAAAATCAGAAGCTTACCTCTAATACCGTATGAGTACGGTACTGATACCGGACAAGTACCATTAGGAATGGATCAGGGAGCAGGGATCAGGGAAAGTAAAACCCCTCTCTCTGCGCGCGAAGGAATTCAAATCCCTCCCGTTGTTGTTCCAGGTATCGGGGAACCGATCGGCAAATTCACCATGCATGAAAACTGGCAGCCGTCAGATGACTTTGTCATGCGCGCCAGAATGTGGGGCCATGCACTACCTGCTGACGGGTACAAGAAATCAGAACTAGTTGAATTCATCACCTACTGGATGGCGGAAGGCAATGTGATGCAACACGTGCAGTGGGAGCAGAAGTTTGCCCGGCTGCTGATGAACAGGAGAAAAAGAGCGGCAGGAAAGCGAGGTGACAGCTCTGACGATGACGTACCACACTGGAACAGCCCTGAGGGCTGGAAGGATTTCTTATGAGTAACGTATTCGCAGCAATTCAGAATCGTGATGCTGGTGCTCTGGCTCGCATGATGGGTCCGGACAATCACCATGATCAGCAGGACAACGTTGTAAACATCAGCGCAGAGCGTCTCGTCGATGCTCTGTTCAAACAGCTTAAGCAACTCTTCCCGGCGGCTGAGCAGACCAACCTGAAGACCGTGCAGCAGGAAACCGACGCGAAGCGCCAGTGGATCGCCGCATTTGCTGAAGGTGGGATCCGTACCCGTGAGCAGGTGTCGGCAGGCATGCGCCATGCCCGTGCCAGTGAATCACCGTTCTGGCCGTCTCCGGGTCAGTTCATCAAGTGGTGCAAGGACAGCAAGATGGTGCTGGGAGTGAGCATCGAGGACGTGATGGGGGAGTTTCACCGTTACGCCAAAGAGAAAAGCTTCCAGCCTGGCGGCCCGGAGCGGTTCCCGTGGAGACACCCGGTCATGTACTGGATTGTGTGCGATACACGTCGTGCGATGTATCAGCGCCAGCTGAGCGAGATTGAAGTTGAGAAGCATGCCCGCAAGCTGCTGGAGGAATGGGCGGCAAAAGTGGCTGCCGGTCACCAGATTCCTGATCCGGTCCTGAGCATCCAGGCGAAGCCAGAGCCGATACAAACGCCAGCGGACACAGGAGGCAGTGCTTACCACCCTCCCGGAAAAAGCTTCGGATGCATGCCGAATGCCGCCACCCTGGGAGGACTGACACCGGCCCAGTGGCTGATGGAGGAATACCGGCGAGGGAAAGCGGCAGGACTCATCAGGTAGCACCAGCGCGGCAGCGCATTTTTTTACGCCTGTATAATTACCTTGAAGGTAACAAAATATGCGCATAACTATTGATTTTAACTCTAATGTGGATTTAAATTACCTGAGAGGTAAGTCATGACAGCAATTTTAGGGATTGACCCGGGATGCAGCGGCGCGCTGGTTCTCGTCACTGAACAGGGCGGCTACATAGACCATCTGCCAATGCCAACCATCAAGGTCGGCACAAAGTCCAGGGTGAACGGCGCAGCGGTAGCTGCATGGGTTCGGCAGTACGGAATCACTCATGCGTACCTTGAGCAGGTAGGCGCAATGCCAGGGCAGGGAACGGCAAGCATGTTCACGTTCGGTCATGCAGCTGGCGTAGCGGAGGGGATCCTCCAGGGGCTGAACATTCCGTACACGCTGGTAACGCCGCAGGCCTGGAAGAAGTCAGCCGGGCTTATCGGAAGCGACAAGGACGCAGCGCGCAGCAGGGCGATTCAGCTTTACCCGGAACTCAGGGCGCTGGATGCCAAAGCGAAAGGCCAGGCCATCGCGGATGCGCTGTTAATCGCAAGGTTCGGGATCGGCGTTAAATAACGATCCTCTTTGATATCAACGTAATCAATAACTTATACGGGTAAGCGGGGGTAAATATGGAATGCAAAGTGAGTGATCTGGTAAAGCGCGGGCATGACCAGGCAGCAGAGCTGAAGGCGTCATGCGGCGCCGTCGATGTGCGAAACGTGGCGCAACTGATTAGCGATCTGGCTGCGCAGCTGGATGTGCAGCGTGTGCGAGTTGAAGAGTCTCAGCGCGAGTTCCGTGCTGCTGATGCGGCTATCGAGAATCTGCAGATGCAGGTTGAGAAGCTGGCTGCGGAGAATGCGGGGCTGAATAACTTTATTGCATCCAGTTGTTATGTTTTGGCTGGAGAAGAAGCAGCCTGGTACCCGGCTATTGACCATGCGCCAGAGACTCCGGCAACTAATCAGTTGAGCATAGCAGAGTCACAGTTTTTAACTGACGTAATGACTGCTGCTGGGCTTTTGTCTTGCGGGAAACGAGATACACAATTAGCCCAAAGACTAGCTGATTTTTGTGTTTCAAAAAGAGGTGGTTCTAATCCCGCCCAGCTTCGCAAAGGAGTGCAGTCATGAGCAAGCCAACCGACGAAGAAATTATTCAGGCACTGACAGCGCATGGTCGATGCATGACCTATGCTGTGACCAACATTCTCCGCCGAAAATACTGGCCTCTTGATACCGCATGCATACTGCGTCGCCTGAAGAAGCTAGAGGTGGAGGGAAAAGTTCGCCGCGTTAAAAGTAGCTACGCAGTCCAAATCTGCTGGGAGGCCGCCCAATGAGCAACATCGACAAACTGCAGATACGCGCCGAAGACGTTGAACCTGGCGATGTGGTTATCACTTCTCACGGTAAGCGCTACACGGTCAAATCATTCTGGATGGAGGATGACACCGTTACCCTGTTCGGAACTGATGGCTCTGAAACCGAATATGACTACGACGAAATGCTCGACGTTGAGAGGGGCTAAACCATGAGCACTATTACCAAAGAGTCCATCGCGGACACTATCGAAGGGCTTGAGCATTTAGCCAATAGTGGCATTCAGTCTGTCTACATCGATATGGCTATCGCTGGTATGCGTCGTTTGCTGGCATCGCTCGAAGCTGAGCCTGTGGCGTACACCGACGCAGAGGAGCTACGTTTCCCCCACGCTACAAGTGACATGTGGCGTGCTCCCTTGGGTCACGGGTGGGATTTACCGTTATACACCGCCCCGCCAGCGCCGGTATCTTTGGCTGATGAAATGGACTTGCTGACCTGCCACCTTGACGGCGTAACTGAGACTTACGCTGAGGGCTGGAACGCCTGCCGCGCCGCCATGCTTCAGGGTGCTGATGGCAACTCTCCGGTTATTCAGGATAGTTGGGTGGCTTGCAGTGAGCGGATGCCTGTCGATGCAGAGCAGGTTTATCTATTCACCGACGGAGTAGTGTTTAAAGATGCGACTTATAACGCGGATGAGCAATTATTTTATTGGTCGTATTCCGCCGATACGTGCAAAGCCAGTGATGCATCTCACTGGATGCCAATGATAATGCCAGCAGCACCGCAGCAGGAGGTGAAGTGATGCCTCCGGTCAAAGTTGTTGTCATCACGGTAGTGATGTTCGCTATTTGCCAGCTCATATCCATGACCGGGTATGGATTATGGTGAGCAAACTCAAACAGCGGCGTACGCGCCGCCTTAAAGCGGATGTGGCTTGGTGGATGGCCGAAGCGCAGGACTGGAAAGATATCGCGCTGGAGCATGCAGTGGAAATCGACAGGCTCAAAAAACTGGTTATCCGCGTGCCCATGCCGGTGGTGGTGCCGGCGGAGATTATCCAGCGCATCAACGTGAAAGGTGCGTTTGCTATGGGGATCGAACGCTATGGTGATGCGATGCTGAAGTTGGCGAAAAAGGAGGATGGTAATGTCTGATATTTGCGTGTTCCGCGATGATGCAAAGAACTGCATTGTGCTGAAAGAAGGCGAGAAGCTTTTCACGTTCACGCCTGAGCAGTGGGCGGTGATCTGCATGGCGGCAAACTCTGACATGGAAAACCGCCTGTATGCACTTAAGCATGGCGAGACGCTACGACTTGAGCGTGAGCGGACCTAGGCAGAGAACCGCGACAAGGTCAGGAGGGGATGATGGTTAACGTAAATCAGGAATCACTGGCGGAAAAGATTAAGCGCCTCGAGTCACGCGGCAACGCTGAATACGCATTAGGGTTAACCCTGAACGAAGAATATCAACTTGCAGCGTATCGCATGCTGCTCAAGTACCTATCAGGCCCTGTTGAATCGAATCTGGAGGATGGGAATGGACAGAATCGACGCTGATTTCACAGTTCTGCAAGAACTCGCTGATCGCATTGAGCGCGATCCGAACAATGCAGGATGGTATATGCACAGAGCCTATATGCTTGGGCATGGTTGCGATGTTAACGAAGCTTTGGAAATGCCACCCAGGGATTACTCAAAGCCGATGCTGAAATTAATTATGGGCGGTAAAAATGGCTAAAACCGCAGCAGAACGAAAAGCAGCGCAGCGCGCCCGCCAGGCTGAAGCTGGTGAACGCAAGCTGGAGCTGGTGCTCGACGAGCAGGAAATGGAGATGCTGGCGCGGAACTGCGCCGGTCGCCGCCCGGGCCGTGAGCCATACGAACTGAGCGAGTACATCGCGCTGCTGATCCGCCAGGATGATGCCCGGGTGCGAGGTCGTATCAAAGCCATCAGTGCCAATCTGTGCGGCAAGTGCGGCGACAGCCTGCCGGTGAAGTCCTGCCCGTGTGCAGGTGATTCGGCCTGTTGGGTAACGCAGGGCTGGCACGAAACTAAACTTGCGGTGTGACAGGTCACAGCGTATTGACTAAATCCTCACATGATTATACTGTTTAAATGTACAGTATTTTTTATGTGAGGTTCCATTATGGGCTTTCCATCTCCGGCAACAGACTACGCAGAATCCCGCCTTACCATCACCAGCATGTGCGGCTATGACGCCAACTGCAGGACCGTTGAGACCTCGGCGGGCTATGCCATCATTAACGTGTCGAGGAAGCCACATCCGGGCGACACCGTGCTGATTTCGTATTGCGGCCGCACGGAGTTCGCCAAAGTGCAGGGAAAGGCGCTTATCGTTCCGGAGGGTGAGTCCATCGAAGGTGAGGCGCTGGACGACACGACAGTGCTGGGTGTGGTGACCCACTTTCTCAACCGCGCCGGTAGCCAGGGAGACGACCCAATACCAGTCATGTAACATCTGCGCGGGCGTGATAGTATTACCTGCATGGTAATAAAATTACTCAGGTGGTAATGATGCCCGCGACACCAAAAACCCACAAACGCAAATCAACGCAATATAAGCCTCTTACAGCGATGCAGGAGGCTTACTGCCAGTCCTACATTAAGTCACCTGAAAATCAGTCTCAGGCGGCGATTGACGCAGGATTTTCGCCTAATACGGCGGCGGTCAAAGCCAGCGTGATGATGCGCGACGAAAGAATCCAGAAACGAATCGCTGAGCTGATGGAGGAGCGCAACAAGCGAAACCGCGTTAGCGCTGATTATGTCCTCATGCGCCTGGTGGAGATCGACCAGATGGATGTGATCGATATTCTCGACGATGAAGGTGGACTTAAACCGATCCGCGAGTGGCCGAAAATCTGGCGCACCACGCTCAGCGGGTTCGACCTGTCCTCAACCATCATGAACATGAACGAGGATTCGATAGAGACCATCCTCAAAAAAATCAAATGGCCTGACAAGGTGAAGAACCTCGAGCTGATTGGTAAGCACGTCGACGTCAACGCCTTCAAAGAGCGCCTGGAAATAGACGTCAAAATGACGATAGCTGACAAAATGGCTAAGGCACGGGCTCGCGTAAAGAAACAGGCTGGTGGTGAAGAATGACAGCTGCAGCCATGTCGCCGGAAGAGCAGCTCGTCGAGGATATCGCCTCGTTCACGTATGACCCGCTTGGCTATGCCCTGTACGCGTTTCCATGGGGAGAAGAGGGCACAGAGCTAGCGCACGCCACCGGGCCGCGTAACTGGCAGGCTGATGCATTCCGCGAGATACGCGATCATCTACAGAACCCGGCGACGCGTCACCAGCCGCTGATGCTGGCCCGCGCATCCGGGCACGGTATCGGCAAATCCGCTTTCATCTCGATGCTGATCAACTGGGGCATGTCTACCTGCGAGGACTGCAAGGTGGTGGTGACCGCCAACACCGACAACCAGCTGCGCACCAAGACCTGGCCGGAAATCATCAAATGGTCGAACCTGGCTATCACTAAAGAGTGGTTCACCTGTACCGCCACGGCGATGTACAGCAACGATCCGGGGCATGACAAACGCTGGCGCGCTGACGCTATACCGTGGTCTGAGCACAACACCGAGGCATTCGCCGGCCTGCATAACGAGCGTAAGCGCATCATCGTGGTATTCGACGAAGCCTCCAACATTGCCGATCTGGTGTGGGAGGTTGCCGAAGGCGCGCTGACGGACGAAGACACCGAGATTATCTGGGTAGCGTTCGGTAACCCGACGCGA